ACGTGACCAGTGTTACAGGCACTGCAATACTCGGCCAAACTTCTGAAAATGGCGCAGGTATAGTATCCGTCACAGGAGTACAGGCCACAGGTGAAGTTGGAACAGTTCTTGTTTGGAGTAGAATAGTTCCAAGCGGAAATCCTAACTGGACGGAGATAATAGCAGCATGAAAACAGTAAACGAAGCAAAAACTTTGGGCGATGCAATAGACCCTAAGCATGAAATTGAAGTGGTATGCCGTAATTGTGGGTATGATGTAAATGAAGCTGAATTAAAGGCCGATACTTGCTCAGATTGTGGCGAACCACTAAACTTACGACAAAATACAACGATTTACGCGACTACAATACCCGCTGCCGGTGGCAGTACACTAGTATAAGTACTGGAGAAACCTAATGGCGACCTACGTTAACAACTTACGACTTAAAGAAATCGCCACGGGCGATGAAAGTGGCACTTGGGGAACCAGTACCAATACTAACCTTGAGCTGATTACCGACGGTTTTAGCGCGGGTGTTAAGCAGCTAGCCGCAGACGCCGATGAAACCTTTACAATGCCTGACGGCACGGCAGACGACACCCGTTCGTTTTTACTCGCGTTTACTTCGGCGGTATCGCTAACAGCGACTCGCGTGGTTACGCTTGGCCCAAACACAATATCTAAAGTGTGGATTATTGACAACCTTACTTCTGGCGGCCAGATTATTACGATCAAGCAAGGCTCAGGTGCTACGGTAGACATTCCAAACGGCGCTAAGGTCATGATCGTCACGGATGGTGCGGGAGCGGGTGCGGGGGTCTTTAATGCTAACCCCACAGCCGCTAGTGGCGGCACAGTAACGAGTGTAGGCGGTACGGGCACAGTTAACGGGATTACCCTGACAGGCACAGTCACTAGCTCCGGCAACCTAACACTTGGCGGTACACTGGCCAACGTCGATCTGACTACCCAAGTAACCGGAACCTTGCCTGTTGCCAACGGCGGTACGGGGATTACTTCTTTCGGCGCAGGCATTGCAGATTGGTTAGGTACGCCTTCTAGTGCAAACCTTGCTACTGCGGTAACAGACGAAACAGGTTCAGGACTTGTTGTATTTAACGTAAGCCCCGCGCTTACTACTCCCGCAATAACAACGGGAATAAATGATGTAAACACCAACGAAATACTTAAGTTTACGGCTACAGGCTCTGCGGTTAACGAAATTACGTTGGCAAACGCTGCCACTGGGGGACACCCATCTTTATCCGCCACAGGTACCGACACTAATATAAGTTTAGATATAGCCCCCAAAGGCACTGGCGAATTTAATGTCACCTCAAGCTTTATGTCAGGTGTGTTTTCGGACCGTGTATCTGTTATTGGCAACACGGGAACGTCGCAAACTATCGACTGCGACGACGGTAACGTATTTACTGCGACCCTAACGGGTAACTGCACCTTTACGTTGGCTACCCCTAACGGTATCTCTAATAGGGCTACGTCTTTCACGCTAATTCTTACTAACGATGCCACGGCCTCTAGGACAGTAGTTTTGTCGGGTGGCACCTTTAAGTATCCGGGCGGGTCTATCAGTAGAAGCACGGGCGCTAATGAAGTAGACATTTGGTTTTTCTTTTCGCCGGATGGCGGTACAACTTGGTATGTTACAATACCGGCTAAAGATTTAACCACATAATTTAATACAGCCTAGGAGGCTACTAAAATGGCATTACCAGAAGAGTTACAAAATCAAGTTGACTACCACACAACTATAGACAATAACCGAATGGCTAACCAGAATGCGGCGGATTCCAAACGCGCTAAGTTAGAAACGTTGCGTATGGCTAAAGATATCGTTATGGAAAACCATAAGACGGCTGCGGCCGGAAGCGTTATTGGTGCTACCGATATAACTGCTATGGCGACTACGCTCGAAGCTTTTGTAAATAGTTAATGGAATCGTATGCGTATTTCTCAACGCCTATATACCGTGAAGAGCGGTCAGAGTGGGTGGAAGAAACGCTAAAACATACCCAGAAATACTATGAACAAATGGAGCCATCGGTAGTTAAACAGACTACGCACATGGCGAATGACCCTGACCTTGGGTACTTAGCGTCCTACTTTCGAGACAAGGGCGTTAGTATTCTAAAGGATCAGGGTTATTTAACAGACGAGTATGAGTTTTACGTGTCTGGAATGTGGGGCCAAGAGTTTGCATGTACTGGTAGTAATATTATGCACGTGCATGGAGACAGCCAAATATCAGGGTTCTACTTTTTAGAAATGCCCGAAGGCGGGTCTTACCCTATATTTGATGACCCAAGACCGGGAAAGCGCATGGCGGATTTGTGGGCAGCGCCTAACGATCAAGTTACAATGGCAACGCCTCAGATACACTTTAACAATGTGCAAGCGGGCACTATGATGCTGTTTAACTCGTGGTTGCCGCACATGATTACACCGAACCAATCTAATAATCCGACAAAGTTCATACACTTTATTTTGTCGCAAAGAAAAAGGTTTATTTAATGCAGCATTTGCTGACGCCGTATTCTAGGAAGATAGAACCGTTTGCGTGGTGGGAAAACGCATTTACCGATCAAGAGCTTGATTGGCTGCAACAAAAGGCAAAAGAAGCTACACAGGATGCGCAAGTAGGTGGAGGAAGTAAGGGGGGCCTTAACTACCATGTAAGGCGCTCAGAGTTAAACTGGTTAAACAAAGGTCCTGAATGTGAGTGGGTTTTCGAGCGTTTAGCACATATTGCAGCACAGTTAAACTCCGATTATTTTGGGTTTGATCTAACAGGCTTCGCGGAACCTTTGCAGCTTACTAACTACCACGAAGACAGGCAGGGGGCGTATACGTGGCACCAAGATTTTGGCGCTTCGGGGGTTTCAAGAAAACTGTCTATAGTGTTGCAACTTTCAGACCCGAATGGGTACGAAGGGGGGGAGCTGCAAATATTGACGAGTGGAAAACCGACCGTAGTGCAGAAAAAAAGAGGTTTAATTACTGTATTTCCCGCGTGGACTTTGCATCAAGTAACTCCAGTAGTTAAAGGCACGCGCCAAACATTAGTAACATGGATTTCGGGACCTGCATTTAAATGAAAATGGAAACCAAAGATTTTATAGGCGTTATTTCAGACGTGTACCCAGAGGGCTTCTGTGCGCACTTAATAGCGGAGTTTGACCGGAATCAAAGTTTCGGTGCCGGAAATGATAGGCAGCAAGGAGAGGGCGTCCACAAACATAAAAAGGACGATTATCAAATAGGGTTAAACGGTAAAAATTTTAACTTTGAACCCTTTAACGGTGATAACCCCGTAGATATATTTTTCCAAGGACTTCAAAACTGTTTTGAGCAGTATACGGACACATTTTCCGTAGCTAAAGATATAAGGATGAATTGCAATAACCTGAAAATGCAAAAAACTTCTACCGGGGGCGGCTACCACGTGTGGCATGGTGAGCAAGGTAACGGGGAACAAGCTAATCGGGGCCTAGTGTATATGCTTTATTTAAACACTTTGCCAATAGAAGCTAACGGCGAAACAGAGTTTCTGTACCAAGAACGGCGAATAAATCCTGTCGAGAACACAATGATTATTTGGCCTGCGTCTTTTACTCACGCGCATAGGGGAAATCCCGTTTATGGAAGTAACACCAAGTATATTGTTACGGGGTGGTTCTACCATGAGTAATTTTCAAGACGCCCGTTACTGCAAAGTAGAAGGTTTGGTCGACGCTCAAACGATACAAACAATATCTCAGTATTTTGAGAACAAAATAAAAGCGGGTGAATGGACACCAAAAGCAGAACTTAAACCGGAAGAGGCTAGCCGTTTTAGTTACTATGCCGACCCTTTAATAGAAGTTTTATTGAAGCAGTGTTTAACTGTAGTGGAAGAACAAACAGGGCTAGAGTTAGAACCAACATATTCATATAGCCGCGTGTATCAAGAGGGCGAAGAGCTTACCCCTCATACGGACAGACCTTCTTGTGAAGTAAGTGTGACGGTTAACGTAGCATGCACCAACGGTATATGGCCTATATGGATGCAATATGAAGGTAACGATCCCGTAAAGTGTATGCTAGAGCCGGGGGATGCAGTGATTTATAAGGGTTGCGAAGTGACTCACTGGCGTAGAAAATTACCTAAAAGTACAATAAACGTACAATTTATGCTGCATTATGTAGACAAGAACGGCCCTTATGCCGAATATAAATTTGATAAACGTACTTCGTTAGGAGTAAAACAATGCCTATAGGAACTAGTAAAGTAGGTTTATTTGGCGGAAGGATACCCATACCCGCGGGCAGCGAAACTTTTAATTCACCCGGAACTTTTGTTGTCCCCGAAGGTTTAGAAATTGTTACGGTATCCGGTAACGGGTCCTCCGGCAATGCGGGTAATCCGGGCGGTGCGGGAACTGGCGGATTTAGCGGGGCCGGGGGAAGTGCGGGAACGCTTACCAATAACTGCCCGATTGCCCCTAATCAAAACTGGGGTTATTGCGGCGGAGTTAGTGTAAAAGCCGGAGGAGCTAGTAGACAAGCGCCGGGGGGTCCCGGCTTGTCTGGAAATCCCGGCAATGCGGGGGCCACCACCTCAGCTTTAGGCCAAACTTTCACAAACGGTAATGGCGGTAATGGCGGTGCTGCGGGAAATCTCGGTGCCTCCGGAAATGCTGGAAATGCTGGAAACAGCTCGAATATAGCGAGGGCAGGACCCGCGGGAAGTGTCACCGCTACGTCACCTTTTGGTGGTAATGGCGGTGGTAGTAATGTTTCGCCAATTAATACCGGCGGTACGGGTATGAAGGGGCAAACACAGTCGTTGGATAATCCTCCGCCTATAAACATTCAATCTGTTTGCGTAATTGGAGGGTTTGGGGGCAGTGGCGCGGGGAGTAGTAGCCCCGGTAATTATAATGTTGGTGGGTCTATGCCCGGTCCCGGCGTATCAGGCTGTTCTTCACCACCAATACCCGGCGGTTCTACTGGCGGCGGTGCGGCAGGGATAGGCGTTTACGGCTATTCTAACAGCTTTGACACGTACAATATCCCACGAAATCCGACAGCGGGGGCACAAGGAAACACTTCTGCCGGTTTTGCCGGTGGCGGTGGCGGTGGTGGTGGTGGTGCAAGGATGGCAGGAAACAACGCGGGAGGTTGGGCCGGGCAAGTCACTTCGGGCGGTGGAGGGGGAGGCTCTTCGACAAGCGGAAACCCCGGTAGTCCCGGTAACCCCGGAAATTCTGGCACACCCGCTACATTTAATTGCGTACCTACAACTACCGGCACCTACCCCGTGCAAGTAGATAACGGGGGTCAAATAACAATTTCTTGGAATACTCAGTAGCTATGGAAAATTACAAAAACCTTACTACAAAACAAATAGACGAAGAGCTAAAAAGATTGGAAAAAGTCGCGCAGCTTAGGAGTATGACGAGCAACGATAGCCGTGCACAGTCTATAAACATAGGTACAGCGGGTGGGGGTGCTACCGAGATAACTATGCGGGGAGTGCACGGTGATTTTCTATGGAATGTGTATCAACCAGTAGAGGTAATTGAGCTTATTAACCAATTAGCCGCAGGGATAGGTTGCCATATTGCCATTCAACCTAGAAAAGATTTTGCTAGTTGGAGAGAATGGAAGCATGATTCAGACCATCTACCGTTTATGGGGGTGAGCGTTGCTCCGTTTGCTAATATGTGGCCCGATTTTGCTAATCATCCACCGATAAGTCGTGAAACGGGAGGTAATTTACCTTCCCCCGAAGAACAACCCGGATTAAAACCTAAACTAGAGGTTAAGGAGAAAGAAAATGTGGCAACTAAGAAAGCTGTCAACAAACGAAGCGCTAAGCGAAGCCGGACCACTTCCAAATAACTGGGGTCCTATTTTTGGCATGTTAGGAGTCCAAGATAAACTTGGTGACTTATCGTGGCTTGGTGAAAACTACTCAGACCAAGGTTGGGTTCAGGTAGAAGACGAAGTCAATACGCTTGCTGAAGCAACCCCTGCCGAGTTGGAGTGGGAAAAAGCTAAAGTTTTGTTGAGGGAGTCGGATTGGTCCGTTCTTTCAGACGTGCCTATGTATAACGAAACCCGTCAAAAGTGGATTTCTTATCGTAAAGCGTTAAGAGAAATTAAATACCAATCAGGTTTTCCTGAAAGTATAACGTGGCCTACTAAACCGGAGTGAAGTACCGCATACGGTTTAATAAAGCCCGAGGGCAACCGGGTCGTGGTACAGAAGAGCACGTATGGCGGGTGCTTCAAGACAATACAGAGTGGTTGGCTCGACACGTTATAATAGAAGTACCGTCCAGAAGTGAGCAAGAAGGCCCTGACTGGAATATGGTTTGCGAAGGCAACATGTTATTTTTTGAAGACACAGATACGGCGGTAATTACAAAATGATTATATGCGACTCAAACAACTTTGCCGTAACCCGTGCTCAAAAAACGGGCGGTGCCTCGCTTGAAATTTATTTTCTTGAATCGGGACTGGTAGATACAAACAGCGACATATACACACTTGAGGGCGGGTTTAATACTTGGGAAGAGTTTAAAGCTTATAGCGATG